TTTTGATAGTCTTCAAATTCAATCTTACGATAACGTAAACGATATCCCCAGTTGTCAAGGCTATGTCCACCTTCTCGTGTTGGATTAAACAATCTTGATAAGACTAAAGTATCAACAACATTGTCAGTTAATTTTATACCACTAAACTTTTCAACCATTGGGATATCAAAGCCAATTATATTATGACCTATAAGTTGCTCAGCAGATTCTAAAAGTTCATAACCTTTGTCCAAACTATCTGGACCAAACTTATAAATCTTATTTGAATCTACATCTTGAGCAACGATACACCAAATTTTAGTGGCATTTAAATCATCTGTCTCAATGTCAAATACTAATTTCAAAATGCTTCTCCTGTTTCTCCTTCAAGGTCATCAAAGTCTTCAACGATTTCTGAAAGACGACCTGTGTCACCATCGTAAATTAAACTTGTAGCCAAACCAACATCACCAGTATAACGAGACTTTAATATACGCATCTTTGTAGTGCGAGACTCATCTGGGTCAGTTGATTGTTGGTTACGTTCAAGGGCAATTACACAATCAGATAACTGAGCAATACTGTTAGACCCTCTCAAATGTGAGAGACTAACTTGTATGCCGTTCTCGTGTCCCTTATTACCATCAACACGTCTGAGGTGTGAGACCAGAATAATACCTGCTCCTGTTTCCTCAACCATGCTTCTTAGTCTGGTCATAATATTATCAATAGCTCTACGTTCATCACCTTCCGATGTAGCACTTACTAACATATGAAGGTGGTCAACAACTACCCACTTACATCCACAACCGACAATCATAAATCTTAACTTACTAAAGATTTCTTCAATGTCATTGGTGCCGAAGTGAGCATGAACCCAAACTCTATTTTTATTATCACCATCGTATAAGATATCAAATAATTTATCTACTTCTTCCTGAGAAAATTGTTCTCTAACTTGGTCAATGTAAAGTCTAGCATTAGCTTCAATCGAAAGAATACCATCAATGGTCCTCCTCCAATCTTCTTCAAGTGCTATAACTCCTACATTATCTTCAGTATTTTTTATGAGCCAATGTTCTAGCTCTCTTGTTACTGATGATTTACCAAGTCCAGTTCCTCCTGTCAAAGTAACTAACTCGCCTTGTCTAAGACCATAAAGCTTTTTGTTCAAACCTTCCCAAGGATAAGGAACACTTTCTTTCTTTTCTCTATCATGGAATTTATCTCTAGCTTCAGAGACATTGATAACTCCACTTGGAGTATAAGTCTTAGCATTCCACCAAGCTTCAACAAACTCTTTATGTTTATTGTTTTTGAGCATGTCGTTAGGGTCTTTCCACCCATTAGGCATGGTCATTATCTTACACTTAGATGGTTTAAAAAGTCTGGCAACTTTATTGGCAGCTTCATTACCTGCTTTATCATTATCAAAAGCAAGGATAACATTCTCAAACTGCTCTAAGTATTCAAGACTTTCTTTGATATCTTTAACAGCACCAGCAGCTCCACGTTTAATAGAAACTACTGACCACTTACTACCAAGCAACTCATAAGCAGCCATCGCATCACATTCACCTTCGGTTACAGTAATGTATTTGCCTGACTTAAATAGTTGTTGTCCAAACAAACCAGTCTCTTCAAAAGAACCTGAGAGATAAAACCTCTTGTCTTTTGCATACCTAGTCTTAGTAGCACTTAGTTCATGTGCTGTGTAATAAGGATAGAAATGTTGAATGACATCTCCTGCTCTATCATGTAAGACAGTTACACCATATTTTTGTGCTGTATTTTTACTGATTCTTCTATCAGTTAAATCAGCAAAGGTGCCTTGTCCGACATCACTTTCATAAACAGTCGTTGTCTTAGGTGCTTCTTTCACCACTTTCATAATCTCTCCGTTAAATAATTCATTGTAGTCTGTCATAAATTCACCACAACTAAAACACTTAGCTGAACCATCTTTATTGACACCAACTGCATCGCTGGAATCACAAAGAGGACAAGGTTGGTGAACCTTATCAAAACCATTATCCATTGTCGCCCTCATTATGTTTAGTTATCTTCGTTATCTTCTTCAGATTCTTCTTCAGCAGTTTCTTGTTCTACTAAAGCTTCCTCTGTAAGTAAAGGTCTCAATTCTTCTTGCAACTTATCGTTGGATTTCTGAATTGATATTTGAAACTGATTGTTAAAAGCAATTTGACTTACATAAGCTTGAACTTGTTGTCTAGCTTGAGGGTCAGTAAGCTTTTCAGTTTCATACGATTTTCCATCAAAATTAATTATCATAATTAAAACTCCTCATTATCAGGGTCTTGTTCCCCATACTCAACTAACTTGTCAACTTTCACAGCTACTAGCTCTGCAAATGTACCATAATCATTTGAGTATGATTTAAACTTAACAGTTACATCACTACCATTACCCACCAAAGTATCTAAGTCATTACCATCGGTATCGACTAGCTTAGGTGCTGGTTTGGTACTTCCATCCCTGTTAGCTGGTTTTCTAGCAAATTTAAATGCTGGTTGGTCATACTTCTCTTTACCTGTTCTATCACGAACACGAGAAAGACCCATACCTTCAAGTCTATCTGCTTCAGCATCATCGGTCAGTAGGTATATCACATACTCACCGAACTTATTAGGTGTGGACACACTAGCCCACATCGCATTTCCGTTAGCATATTCTGCCATAAATATAATCCTCCATTAGATTAATTAATTGCAACAGTATAGCATACTTTTGCTCTTTTGTAAAGTGTTTTGTTAAAAAAAGAATGCCTGTTTTGAGGTATGGACAGGCTACCATTCAAGTAGATTGAGTAACACACAGAGAGGTTATAATAAATACGAGGGCGATGTGTTACACCTCAAAAAAAACAAGGTGTTGTTGATATAGAGTAGCATAGTCTTTAGTTAAAAAGTCAAACTCTCTAAACAGGAATGCTCCTTTAAGTCCCATCCTCTTCTTAGGACACCTTGTAAACTTTTAAACGCTCCACCAAATTGGTTTAGCCCTACCTTTCTCCCACTTGGCATAATGTTTTTCATGTATGACATAATCTCGGTATGACAATACAGGGTCTGGTTTTTTGTATTGGTCCGGCATTGCTAAAGCAACAGGTGTCATATCTGTTTGTGTAATATTGTCAGGGGTTTTAGACAATGCCACTACCAATCTTTTACATGCATGTTCTTTATTGTATCTGTACTCATATTCGTCTAACAAGCTTGTAAAATGTTTGAATAACCAATCGTAATTAGTTGATGATTCTCTAGCCCAAACTGTGCAAGGGTGATTCTTGTATGCTTCTTTGTAAAGTTCAACACTATCAGCATACTCATTACCATCTAACACTCTATGAGCTGTGCAAAGCATTTGTGCAGTTTCTAATACCATCTTAACTAACATCTTATCAGGTTGTGAAATCGCTGCCACCTTTGCATTTGTATCTGTAAAAAATATATTCATTGTGTAACCTCGCTTAATAATGGTTCGACCAAATCAAATACAACATCATCAAACAAAAATAATATATTGCCATTGTTTGTAATGTGAGTATTATAACATATTTTATCCTCGTAGTCAAACTCTTCTTCCAATCTTTGCTTAAATTTTTCAGCATTCTTTGGTGTCAAAGACCAAGCATATTGCCTCGTAGCTTCTGGGTGTTCTTCGTGATATGTTCCTCTATAACCCTCTACTTCACTCATGCGACCTCCATTTCCTTTGCCATTATATTAATGTCTTCTGTTGATAAAGTATCCGTAGCTTGTTTAGATAAAAACTTTATCATTGATTTATAAATAAACATATCGTTTATAGTTGTCTCAGTTGTCAATGCTTCTTCAGTAACAAACTCCAAGCAATCATCAAGTAAATCTTTTCTTTCAAATAAAACCCACTCGTCTTTAACAACATCTACTACTCGTTCTTTAATTTGTGTATTCACATCATTACTCATTTATCTTCTCCTTAAAATTAAATTTCATTTTAGTAATTTCTTCAAATATTTTCTGCCCTTCACAAGCATTTAATTCTTTATCACCATAAACATATCTTTCCTCATTAGTTAATTGTAACCAATGCATAAAGTTTTCATAAGGTGTTGAATTATCGTCCCACTTCCAAACATTACCACTCATTGTCTAACTCCTCATCATAGTTGGTATCTTCGTCTGTCCCTATTAACTCTTGGCTATCATACCATGAATCAACGATATTGTCAAGTTCGTCCATATAATTTCTCCTATTATAAATATTATAAATATTATAAAATATATTATAAATAATGATTATAATAGAATTATAATTATAATTAATATTAATATTATAATAAATTATAAAAAGATTATAACATATTTTACAACAAAAATCAAGTAATTAATTTACTTTTTTGTTTTCTTTCTTGCCACCATGATAGTTTTAGTTTAAATTTGAGGTTAAGTTCCTCGTTTTCACACCAATCTCTAACAAAGTATGCCCATTTTCTACCCTCATAAACATCAAATAACTTGTAACCACAAGGTACATTACGACCCTCGTTACCATAAAAATATATTTGATACCTACCTATGCACTTCATAAAACTTTCAGTACCCAATTCTCTGCTACATCTTCAGCATAGTTTTCTGAATGGTCATAGCATTCCACAGTTCTGACATACTCATCACCTTTGTAAAGCCTTACACAATACCCATTGCTGGTTTTTAGTACATCAGCATTCCTCCTATGAGGCTCTCCATATTTCGATACAAGTTCAACTTTCATTGTATTCTTCCTCCAATTTTAAAATTACAAAGTCAAGAAAGGACTGCTTAAACATATCCATATCCCAACTCCTCCTCGTATGAGTAACAAATTCCAAGATTAAATCGTTGGAAACTTTGATACTCTTACCAAGTTCTTTCATTCTCTCTCGCACACTTGAAACATCTACTGCCCAAATAATTCTAGCTGAGTTGTTGTCCTCCCAATCTGACAAACCTTGCCAATCTGGATTCGTTCTGCGTTTCTCAAACCTAGTCATTATTCTACTTATAAATCCAAAGACTTACATCGGTTTCAAAGTTTAACTCATAACTTGTCTTACCTATCTCAATCGTTGGATAATCAATAACACTAACTTCAGTATCAAGTTCTGTATTGATATATTTTATAATTGCTTCTGTTACCTGTTCACCATCTAATTTAACTCTCATTAATTACCTCCTCTAATTCCCAACAAACACCACATAACATTTTGTCATAGGGTACTTCATCTACATTGTTATAACCTTTATCTATATAGTTATTATAGTCGGTTATATAGTCAGCTTTATAGCCACATTCATTACAAGAACCTCTATCCATTAGGCACACTCCTTTAAAACTTTTTGTGCTTCTATTTCAAAGTCTTCACAAATTGCTATGATTTCTTTCATATCTTTATAACTAATATCACAATATCCACACTCAATTAATTCAATAGAAAAACCTTCTTCAGCAAATACTTCAGAGTCATGTTTAATAACACAACACCCCTCATCTGAATCAAAATACAAAATCTCACAGTGCAAGTCGTCTTCATGTAAGCTTCTTGAAACTAAAAAACTTTCCTCAAACATGTTGTATCGTAAGTCTTTGTATTCGTCTTCAGTTAAATTAAACTCTTTTAATATATCTTTAACTTGCATTAGTTACCTCCTTAAT